CACCGGCGCGGCCGCGGCCGGCTGGGGGTCGGTCGAGATCGGCTCGGTGCGTCTGAGCCGGTCGGTGACCTCGGTGTCCGGGGCGGACTCGCCCGGCCGGCAGGTCGCCCCGGCCGTCGCGGACGCGCTCCGCAGCCCGGACCTGACCCCGAGCATCTTCCAGCTGGGGGCGGTGTCGTCATGGTGATCCCCGCCATCCTCCTGACCTCAACGGTGACGATCGAGGCGTACCTGGGGGACTCCGCCTACGGCCCCCAGTACGCGCCGCCGGTGACGGCCCGCGCGTACGTCGAGGAGAAGACGAAGACGATCCGGAAGCCGGGCGGCGAGGAGGTCGTAGCGTCGACGTCGGTGTGGCTGCTGCCCGATCAGGCCTGCCCGGTGGAGTCGCGGGTGACCGTCACCACCAGGTCCGGCACCCGCACAGCGTCGGTCATCACATCCGATCTCTTCGACGGGGCCGGCCTGCCCACCCCCGACCACAGGGCGGTGACGCTGGCATGACTCAGTACGTCCGCCTGTCCTGGACCGGCGGCCGCCTCGGGACGACCACCCGCGGCCGCCGCGCAGCCCAGGAGGGCCTGACCAAGGCGCTGGAGCACCTCCTCACCGAGTCCCGGAAGCTCGTGCCGTTGCGCGAGGGCACTCTGGAGCGGTCCGGCCGCGTGGTGCAGACCGGCATGAACGGCTTCGTCACCTACGACACGGTGTACGCGAAGCGGCAGCACGAGGAGCTGACCTGGAAGCACCTGCCAGGTCGGTCCGCCAAGTACTTGGAAATCCCCTTCAACCGGGATAAAGAGATCATGCTGCGGCTCATGCAGGTGTCCCTCAGGAGGTGGCTGCGTGGCTGACCTCCTCGACGGCGTCGCCCGCCACCTCATGTCCCGCGGGCTGCTCACCTACGACCCGACCGGCCGCTCCGGCGACACGTTCATCGAGTCCCTGCCCAGCACGCCGGACGTCTGCGTCGTCCTCACGATCTACGACGACGGCACCGAGACCGACTCGCAGATCGGCCACGACGACGTCCCCGTCCAGGTCCGGGTCCGCGGCACCACCGACCCGCGACCGTCCCGGCAGCTCGCCCAGAGCATCCGTGACGAGCTGCTCGGGCTGAGCGAGACCCTGCTGCCGGACGGCACCTACCTACTGCTCGGGCTCGGCAACGCGGCCGTGGCGTCCATGGGCACCGACGAGAACCGCCGCCACGAGCACGTAGCGAACCTGGTCCTGCGCGTCCGCAGCGCCACCCCGCACCGCGTCTGACCCCGTCCCGTACCCCGCCCGCCCGGCGCCGCCGGCGGGCTCCTTGCCATGCCCCGGAGGAGTACCACCATGGCCGTCGACAAGTACAACGCGCGCGACGTGCGCTTCCAGATCGAGAGCTACCTGTCGCCTGGAACGTGGGTCGACATCGCCCCGCTCGGCATCAACACCTGGTCCAAGAGCGAGGAGGAGGAGACCGCCGACATCACCACCTTCGGGTCGGCCGGCCAGTCCGAGTCATGGAAGCAGCAGGTCGGCAGGGCCCTCACGATCGAGGGGTTCCGACTGCGGGACACGGCCACTGGCGCCCTCGACCCCGGCCAGGCCCTCGTCGAGGCGATGAACGACCGTCTCGGCTCAGACTCCCTGACCGGCTTCCGGTTCGCGCACGTCAACGACACCACCTGGGTCGTCTGGGCCAAGGCCCGCGTGACCCTCGGCGACACTGGCGGCGGCAACAACGACCCGACGTCCTGGTCCGCCACATTCACCCGCTCCGGCGCCTCCACCACGGCAGTCAAGTCGTGACGGCGGCCGCACGCGCTGCGAAGACCGAGTCCTGGGACGACTTCAAGGCCAAGAACTTCGCGATCCGCACCGAGCGGATCCAGGGCGTCGACGTGGTGGTCCCCTCGGACGTCCCGCTGGGGTTCGCCCAGCTCGCCGAGAACCTCAGCGAAGACTCGGCCCTGGAGGACTTCGCCGAGGTCGTGCTCTTGCTCTTCGGCGAGGGCGTGCTCGACGCCTGGGTGAAGAACGGCATGGGCGCCAACGGGCTCATCGTCGCCGTGATGTGGGGCTGGATGCAGGGCAGCGGCCGAGACGTCACCTTCTCCGAGGCCTACAACGTCCTGAAGAGCGACGACCCAAAAAAAGCCGCCCTGGCGGCGACCGGGAACCGAGCCGCGCGGAGATCGCAGTCCAAGCCCACTGGTGGGCGGTCCGGGCGGACTTCCGCCGCGAGTACGGCATCCGGCCGCAGGACTTCCCGTACCTAGGCGAGCGCGAGTTTTGGCAGCTCCTCGCCGGCCTCTCCCCTGAATCCCTGTTCCGGCATGTCGCTGGAAGCGAACTCGCCGTCATCGACAACGACGAGATCATCCGCGCTGCCCTCCCCCGCGACTGACCACAAGGAGGGCGCCCCATGGCGATGACGATCGGCGAACTCGTCGCCAACATCCGCGCGGACAGCTCCGACCTGGAGCAGGGTGTCGCCCGGTCGCAGCTGCGCATGCAGGGCTTCACCGTCGACGCCGGCGGCCGACTGCGCAACCTTGAAGGGCGCTTCGTCACGGCCAGCTCGGTCATGTCGCGGGCCCTGGTAGAGGTCGCGGACGAGGTCTCCGATGTTGGCACGGAGACCACTGAGACCGCGGTCGAGGTCGAGGTCGCCACCCGGACCATGCGGGACAGGTTCCGGGACCTCGCCCGGGCAGCGGACCGGATGGGCGACAGCCTGGCGAACCGTCTGGGCCGGGTCGTGACCCACCTGGGCAACGTCAACATCAACACCGACCGGCTCAGCGCGATCGGCGCCCGGATCGGCGGCATCGCCATGACGTTCGCGAAGGTAGGCGCCGCGATCGGAGCGGCTGTGCCCCTGGCGGCCGGACTGGCGGCGACCGTGGCGCAGATCGCCCCGGCGGCCGGCGTTGCGGTCACCGGACTGTTCGCGGTCGTCCTCGCCTCGCAGGCCGTCAAGCTCGGCATGAAGGGTGTCAGCGACGCCGTCAGCGCCGCGATGGACCCCTCCGACCCGGAGGCGTACGCCGAGGCCCTCAAGAAGCTCTCCCCGAGTGCGCGCGCGTTCGTTGGCGAGATCCGCACGCTCCAACCGCAGCTGAAAGCCTTGCAGCAGGGCGTCCAGGAGCGCCTGTTCGAGGGCCTTGACGGGACCTTGAAGGCCATGGGCAAGTCGACCTTGCCAATCCTGAAGGACAACCTCAACGAGGCCGCCGTCTCGCTGAACTTCATGGCGAAGGGCGTCGGCGACTCCGCGGTCCAGCTCAGCCAAAACGGAACCCTCGGAAGAGCCCTCATGGGGGCGAACAAGGGCCTGTCAAACCTCACCCAGATCCCGGGCCAGCTCGTCACCGGGCTGGTGCAGATCGGCGCGGCGGCGGCGCCCGCGTTCGGCCGGCTGACGGCTGCCGCGGGCGCGGGCGCGGACACCCTGTCCGCGAAGCTCTCGCGGGCATTCGAGAGCGGCGGGATGGAGGCCGCGATCGAGCAGGCCATCGGCCTGATCAAGCAGCTCGGCACGATCATCGGGAACGTCGGCGGCGTCATCGGATCGATCTTCGGGGCTGCGCAGGCATCCGGCGCCGGATTCCTCGGCACCTTGGAAACGATCACCGGCGCCCTGAGAACGGCGTTCGCGTCACCAGCGGTACAGGCCGCACTGGGCGCGATCTTCGACACCATGGCCATGCTGGCCAAAACGATCGGTCCGCTTCTCACTCAGGCGTTGGGCGCGCTCGCCCCGGTCTTCACCGCGCTCGGCCCGCCGATCCAGCGGATCATCGCGCTGCTCGGCCCGGCCCTGGGCGGCATCATCGGCGCGCTCGGCCCGGTCCTGGCCGTCGCCGCAACAGCCGTCGGGGCGCTCCTCGACGCGGTCTCGCCGCTCCTCCCAGTGGTAGGCGCTCTGATCGAATCGCGACTGCCTGCACTGACCCCACTGTTGACTCTGGTGGCGGGAATCTTCACGCAACTGGCGCCGCTCGTTACAGAGTTCGCCAACATTTTGATGTCGGTACTCACCCCTGTTCTGGACGCGCTCGTCCCGGCAATCCAGCCGATCGCCGATGCGCTGATGATTCTGGTACAGGCCGTATTCCCGATCCTGTCGGCGCAGATGACGGCGTTCGCGCCACTCATCGCAACGTTGGCGGAAACCTTCGCAACGCTGCTGGTCGCGCTGGGCCCGGTCATCGCGCAGCTGATTCTGCTCGCTGCGGATGTCCTGACTCGGATGACGCCGGTCCTGACGATGGTGATCGGGTTCGTCGCCAAGCTGGCCAGCGTCTTCGCCGATGAGCTGGCGACCGTCATTACGACGGTCGTCGTCCCGGCGTTCCAGATGATCGCGGCGATCCTCGCTGGGGACTTCTCCGGGGCTTGGCAGGCCGCCAAGACCATGGTCAGCGGCATCATCGACGCCTGGATCCGCATGTTCCGGGAGCTGCCCGCGAAGGCGTCCGAGGCGCTGGCCGGCCTGGCGGGCGCCCTGTGGTCCCGCGTCCAGGAGGCTGGCGGCCGCTTCAACGAGGGCGTCCGGCAGAAGCGGGACGAGGCGATCGACAAGCTGCGCGAGCTGCCGGGTATGGCCCGCAACGCACTCGGCGACCTCGGCAGCGTGCTCTGGAA